ACGGCAACGCTGAGGTGTGCGGCGACGCTGGGGTGTGCGGCGACGCTAGGGTGTGCGGCGACGCTGAGGTGTACGGCAACGCTTGGGTGTACGGCAACGCTAGGGTGTGCGGCAACGCTAGGGTGTACGGCAACGCTGAGGTGTACGGCGACGCTGAGGTGTACGGCAACGCTGAGGTGTACGGCGACGCTAGGGTGTGCGGCGACGCTGAGGTGTACGGCAACGCTTGGGTGTACGGCAACGCTAGGGTGTGCGGCAACGCTGACTATTTATTGATCGGTCTCATTGGTAGTAGATTTAGTTTTACGACATTTTTCAAAAATAAAGACAAAGGTATAACAGTGTCTTGTGGTTGTTTCTTAGGGACTATTGCCGAATTTAGAGCTAAGGTTTCCGATACACATGGAAATAATAAGCATGCAAAAATATATAACCTTGCTGCAGATATGGCAGAACTACAGATTTTAGGCGAAGAATATTTTGACAAGCTGAACACTAATAAGTCAGAACCGTTTTGAGGTGAGATCATGAATTGCGATATATGCCATAAGGATACAACGGCGGGTAGTCACGTAACCAGAGGCCGATATTTTGAGGTGCATATTTGCCCGAGCTGCTTGATGTGGTCCGACGATCTGCGGGCCGTGAAGGCGCGGGAGATAATTAAAAACTTCAAGAATTTGAGACTTTTGGAAGATATTAGTATAAGTTATGAAGGGACTGAAGCACAATGACTAAGCGTGAAACAGTATACACATTATTATTTATCTTTGCTGCAGGTTTCCTATGGCAGCTCGGTTGTGCTTTAGCTGAGGTTTTTGTAGAGTGGCAGATCTGGAGATAAGTTAAAACGGCCGCGCATACTAACTATATACAAGCATAAAGGGAAGTATACCCCTGCGGAGGTGATTAGCCCGTAGGGGGCGGCCTTTTAAATATAAGGAGTTGGAAATAGTGAAACCAATAAATATAAAAATTATGATGGCGTTAATCGAAAAAGAACCAGGCGATCAGTATGTACCGGTATTGAAACCAGTACTTATGCAGATACTGACGGAACTCAAACATCTGCGTCGGAAAAATAGTCAGCTCGGCGGTAAAAATGCCCGGTTAAGGCGAGAGAAGAAAGCTCTAGAAATTATGTTATCGGCGGTAGTAATAAATGACGACGTGGAATGAACTGCCGGCACACCTTGTAAGTAAAATTCGTTCTGATAGCGTAACGGCGCCGGCGAATTTACCTGGGGCTGTACCTGTGCTGAAATATGGTAATGCAATAACTGAGGTTGACGGGATTCGCTTTGATAGTAGGAAAGAAGCAAAATACTATGAGGACTTACTTTGGCAGCAGCGTACCGGTGCAGTAAAAAGCATTGAATTACAGCCTGAATTTGTTTTACAGCCTGGTTATGAGGTTGCAGGTAAAAAGATAAGGCCGATTATTTATCGAGCTGATTTCAAGGTAACAGAAGCTAATGGGCATATATATTACGTCGACACGAAAGGGATGCGGACGCAGGTGTATCTGATCAAAAAGAAGATGCTGCTATATCGTTACCCTGATATTGATTTTAGAGAAGTTTAAGGTGGTGGAGTAGTGGAGAAAATTAGAAGTCTTGTAGGCATGGTATCAAAAAAGAAGTTTTTTTCGGCCTGCAAATGTTATGAAAATAATAAATATGGTGTTGATTATGTCAAACCACAACTTTGCATAGATGAAGAAAGTCATCTCATATTTTGCGACCGATGCGGTGCAGTTATAGATCCGTTTGCAGCAATGCTCATGGTCGCAATTTTTGAAGAACGGCAAAACCGTGAATGGGGTAGATACATGGAAAGTGCTAGACGGTTTTGGAAAATAGCCCACAGCTATAAACCATACAGAGTAGCACTTAAAGAAATGGAAAAGAATATGGGCCGGGGTAATAATGCTATGTTGCCTTGCTGCCCAAAATGTGACAGAGCATTTGATCCTGCAGATATTAAAGCGTATGTTAATAAAAAATATGTCTGCGACTAAGGCGGTGGAGTAGATGAAAAAAGGTGTAAAGATCGATAATAATAGACTGAAGAAATTGAAGTTATTTGCGCCGTATGAAGGAAAAAGCAAATTCTCAATCAGTTTTAATAAGAAAATTCGAGAACAATTAAAAACATGTCGAAAGGCTCGTAATAAAATAAAATGTCGGGTCATGCTGGCGAAAGCGATCATTATATTCGGGTACCACAACATGACAAAGGCGTATGATGCAAAATATCGTTATGAAATGAGGCGACGCTGTGCAAAGAATGGACAATAGAACAGAACGTATATTCTCAATGCTTGCTTATAGATATCTTCGGAATAGACATGATAAGGCTATAGTGAGTACATATTATTCTTATTATGAGGAAATATCAGATGGTTTAGTAAAATGCAAAAGGGCAGAAATAACGTACCGAAATAGAATGCTTGTCAGAATAATGGTCAAAAGGCGGTGCAAATTATGAAAAAGCCTAAAATCAAATACATAGGCTGGTGCCACGAATGCAAATATCTAGGCAGTTTTATTTGTGGTAACTGTAACCCCAGTAAGAAATACAGTTTTGGTAGACCGTCTGAATTTATAGCTAAGGTCAGGAGCGCGAATAGATTATGGAATTGATTAGCAAAGATGCTTTAGAAGCTAAATTAATGTTATGCATGGACATGAATAGGGCTGATTGGTCTTATAACAAAATGATTATGGCAAATAAAATGCTGGAAATTTTAGATCAAGAACCTATTATAGAAGAACGAAAGCACGGATACTGGATTGAACACCCTGAACATCCCGTAGGAGATTGTAGTATATGCGGTGAGCGTGTACCTATCTACAGCGGTAGCAAAAAATACAAAATCTGCCCTTATTGCGGGGCTATTATGGACGGTGATAGTAAATGACATACCGTGGTATCTGCTTCTGTCACGCAAGTAATGATCACTACTGTAAAGAAAATAATGTATCTAAATGCACAAATACAGAATGTATGCGTCATGCAAGCACTATACCAGATAATCTGCCAGAGTGGGAACTGTTTGCTTATTCGGATTTTAGCGGTAAGTGTGGAAGATACAGAACGGAGTGAAGAAAAATGATTGGAGAACCTTGCCCTTGTGATGAATGCGGCGTTGACTGCGATTATTGGGATAGCAAGTATTGCTGTACATATTGTCGTTGGTGCTATGGCGACAAAGAGCCGCCTTGTGAAATTTGTGACCCTATGGACGTTTGAAAGGAAGGTGAATAAAGAATGACAGATTACAAAAAATTATCAGAAGCCTTACAGACCATTCAAGACGAATGCCTAAAAAATAGAGATTGCGAGAAATGTCCGTTTTCTATGGTAAAGCATGGCAATAGTGATATGGGAGCATATGAATTGGCTAATCATATATGTGCAATTAAGGCTAATTTGCCTAGTGCTTGGCAAATTAAGCCCGTTGGTTTTATCCGGTTATTAGAAAGCAAATGAAGCATAATGTATGAAATAATACCGATTTATCGTCTTGATAGATCAATCTGTTATTACAACATCCAGGAATCGTATAGCCAAGAAATAGTTGTCTCTGCAGAACTAACTAAAAAGCAGGCAGAAGCTATATTAATAATTTTGAATGATGAGGACGGTGTATTTGATGACGATTAAAGAACTTTATGAATACGCCAAAGAAAATGGAACGGAAGATAAGCAGTTAGTCGCTATATGCTTTGAGAATGGCTGTGTTCTTGTAGATGATGAATATCCTTTTGGAATTGAGGACGGTGTATTTGATGATTGAAATAGGCGATAATTTAGCGATGATAATTTATTTTGCTATTATGTGTGGGTTTTTAGTATTTTGTTTTGGTCGGAGGTAGTAATGACTATAGATGAAGTAAAAGCAATATTAGGAAGAGTAAGATTTATAGAGGGTCAGATAGAAGATGCAGAGGAAGAGCTTATAATGTTAAAAGCTAAATCGCTAAAAATAACATCAGCATTATCTATGGGCCCTGTACATGGTGGAACACAAGATAAGATTGCTCAAGTTGTTGCTGATATCGCAGACATGGAAAATTACATTGTTGAAAGAACTGAAGCATATAAAAAAATGCGAATGAAAGCATATAAATTGATAGAGTTACTGGATTCCCCAAAAGATGCTAAATTTATTAGTGACTGGTATCTAAAAAAGGAAAAACGAATTGCTACTTGCGACCGGAACGGATACGAAAGGCAAGGCGGATATAAAGCAAGGAACAGAATAATCAGAGAAATTGCTAGAAAAACAGAAGAATTGGCGACACTTGGCGACATATTGACATGATAAAATAGTATTGTAAGTAAGTGGGCTTACAAGTTTGAGAGTAGTGTAATCCGGCAACTGCCAACCCTGCCGTTGGGGTGATACAGCGGCATATTTAATTGAGGTACGAACATGTTAAAGCGAACGCTAATGTTTTTAGTAGCCCTAACCTTGATAGAGGGATATTGGAAGGCTGTAGAAAGAGCTATAGACGGCTATGTAACAACACGACCAGTTGATCTTGTTATAGGCGTAACATGGGCAGCAAGCGTGGTGTGGTGTAGTAAATAATATTGGAGAGTGATTAAATGTTAGTAAAAGAACTAATAGAAAAGCTCAAGGCAATGCCTCAAGATGCACTGATAGTAGTACCTGGCGATGGTGATTTTGCCGTTGCCGAGCGGGTAGAATTAGAAAAGGAAGAGAGCGCGGATCGCTTTATAGAAGATGCAAATCAAACTTCAGTGGTATCGATAACTTAATAATAGCCACTTAACTTACACAAATAATTTAGTCTTAAAAAGCCGATAAAACACGGTAATATATATCAGAATTTAGCATATAACTTAATATAAAGGCACTTAACTTCGGTTAGGTGCTTTTTTATTTACAAAGGTGGTGATAACAGATGGCTGCGCTAAAAGATCCAAGACAGGAGAAGTTTTGTAGGCTTATGGCTGTAGGTGGTAAAACACAGGAACAGGCAGCCATTGATGCAGGGTATTCAGCAAAAAGCGCAAGGCAGGCTGCGTCAAGACTGTTAACAAAGCAGCACATTGTTGACAGGGTAACGGAACTTCAAACGGTTACTGAAGAAAAAATTGCAGATGAACAGAAGAATATCATAGATGAACTTAGCAAATTAAGAAAGTTCTGGTTAGAAGTTATAGACGATAAAGAAGAGCGCATGAATAATAGGCTTAAAGCATCTGAGCTATATGGTAAATCGATAGCAGCATTTGTAGAGAAGCGCGAGGTTAGTGGTAAAGATGGTGAACCAATTACTTTTCGTTGGGCTGGTGATGATGGTTGAAAGTAATAACTATACCATACAAACCAAGACCTCTTTGGAAAGACATAATTCATCCTGCCCTTGATAAATATCGTTTCGCCGTTATAGTAGCCCACAGACGTTATGGTAAGACTGTAGGAATGATAAATGAGCTGACTAAGAGTGCTATCAAAAATACGCTTATAAGCCCTCAGTTCGCATATGTAGCGCCGTTTAGGAATCAGGCTAAGATGATTGCATGGAACTATTTGAAGTATTACACAAGCGCGATTCCCGGTAGAAAGGTAAATGAAAGCGATCTGTTTATAGAACTGCCGTCAAAGCATAAAAATGCTGTTGGGGCAAGGATATATATTATAGGCGCGGATAAGCCTGATGCGTTGCGCGGTACTTACTGGGACGGCGTTGTGCTTGACGAATATGCTCAAATAAAGCCTGAACTATGGGGCGAAGTAATACGGCCGGCGTTAGCTGACCGCAAGGGCTTCGCTTATTTTATCGGAACACCTAAAGGGCAGAATCAGTTCTATGAGATATACCAAAGAGCGCAACGCAGCGAAGAATGGTTTACCTGCCTTTATAGAGCTGATGAAAGCGGTGTGTTGGATGAAGCAGAGCTTAAGTCGATGATGGAAGATATGACGGATATAGAAATACGTCAGGAGCTTTATTGTGATTTTACTGCATCGGCTAGTAATGTCGTCATCCCTATTGATTTAGTTACAGAGGCAGCACACAGATTGCTTCAAGAAAAAGACGTGCAGGGAGCTCCAGTTATTCTTGGCGTTGATATAGCCAGATATGGTGATGACAGATCTACTATTTTTAAGAGACAGGGACTATGGGTAGATGAGCCTTTAGTTTACAAAGGTCTGGACACTATGGATATGGCGGCAAGAGTTATTGATGCGATAATCAGATATAAGGCCGATATGACTTTTATTGACGCTGGAGTCATGGGTGCTGGAGTTATAGATCGCATTAGGCAGTTGGGGTACAACAATATCAGTGAAGTCTACTTTCAGGGCAACGCACTGCATGAACAGCGTTTTGAAAATATACGTGCTGAGATGTATTTTAAGATGCTTGAATGGCTCAAGTCTGGCGGCGCTATACCTGATATGCCGGAATTAAAAAGCGAACTTAGTATCGTAGAGTACAAGTTTAGTAAACGTGGCAAAATCATCTTACAGCCTAAAGAAGAAATTAAGGAAAAGATTGGTAAAAGCCCCGATCTTGCAGATGGTCTTGCTCTGACTTTTGCAAGGCCTGTTTATCCAAGGTTAAAACCGGGTGATCCTGGGTATGGACGTAAGATGATGTGTAATACAGAATATTCGATATTTTAAGGAGCGATAACAATGGGAATTTTCAAGAAAGTATTTGGTGGTGGCAGTATTAGAATGCCTGAGGTTGTTGAAACGCCTCCGGCTCCTACGACAGTGACCAGTACAGAGACTGGAACAGAAACAGATCCGGCAAAGAAAAATAAAAGGCGCGGGTTTGCTTCCACTCAAGTGTCTACTGATCGTAATACTATTGCAGGCAGCAGTTCTGGAAGAAAAACTTTAGGTTAGGAGTTTGAAAATGGCTAAAGCTAAAGTAAAGCAGAAAGAAATTGAAACAATTGCGGCACGAGCGCCTGCGGAAACGCACCCGTCAGACGGACCATCTTTAAAAAGCCACTGGCCAGAAAAAAGAAAATTAGTTAGAAAGATGCGAGATCTTTATGAAAAACGGCTTGATTATGAAATCCGTTGGAAAGAGATTAGAGATTATCAGCTGCCGTTTATAGGTGAATTTGATAATACGGCTGACAAAACTAATCCTGCCCGCAGACGTGATTTGAAAATAGCCCAGGGGGTTGCATGGCTGGCTGCACAAATATTTGCTGCAGGCGTAATGAGTGGTTTAACTCCGCCTAGTCGCCAGTGGTTCAAATTAGGCTTTAGCAATAGCGCTATGAGTGGCGATATTGAAGCTACAAGAGTACTGGACATAAGGCAGGAAATTGTAGCCGCGGTGCTTTCAAAAAGTAATTTTTATAACAGCATACATTCAGTATATCTTGAATTGCCATTTGGACAATGCCCAATGGCAATTTTTTATGACCCAAATACAGGCATTAGATGCGTTCCTATGACTATAGGGACTTATGCGCTTGGTGTAGATGGGTTTGGAAAAGTACAGACATTCGCACGCAAGTATGAAATGACATTATCACAGATTGTAGATTGTTTCGGCAGTGAAAGTTTGCCGCAACATCTGCAGCAGCAGGTAGCCAATGGCACCGGACTTGATAAAAAACATACTGTAAATTGGCTTGTAGAACCAAATGACAAACGGCTTCCAGGATATATGGATAGGTTGAATATGCCTTATAGGTCAGTTTATTGGCTTGATAAGTCACAGGATAATGAATTTCTATATGTAGGTGGATTCGAAGAATGGGCTATACCAGTTGCAAGGTATCTCGTCAATGGTCTTGAGCCGTATGCCAAAGGACCAGGGTGGTTCGCCGAAGGTGACAGTAAGTCTCTTCAAATGATGAAAAAAGACTTGCTGACAGCCATTGAACTTGGAGTTAAGCCACCGATGAAAGGCCCGGCTTCGCTGCTGAACAATGGTGGTATCAATCTTATCCCTGGAGGAATGACCGCTGTAGACGATCAGACACAGCAGTTTGTTCAGCCGCTATTCCAGATCAATTTAGATATTGACCATGCTTCACAGGAGATCATTCGCACGGAGGATGCAATCAAAAGGCATTATAGTGCAGATTTGTTCTTGATGCTGGATAGTGTAGATAACGGGCAGATGACAGCACGTGAGGTTATGGAGCGCACACAGGAAAAATTACAACAACTTGGTCCTGTGGTGGAACGTCTGCAGGATGAGTTTCTAACGCCAATCATTGTAAGGATATATAACATCCTTGAAAGAGCAGGAGCTTTCCCTCCGATACCGCCTGAAATTCAGGACCGCATAAGTAATGAGGATATCAAAATTGAGTATATTTCTCCGCTGGCACAGGCACAGAAAATGAGTGGGCTTGTTAATATTGAGCAGGCTCTTGCTACTACGCTGCAGATGGCGCAGGCTTGGCCAGAGGTGCTAAAAAAAGTTGATCCTATTGGAACTTTGTCCAAATATTTTGAAATGCTTGGCGCTCCTGCCGCTATGCAACGTAGTGATGATGACGTTAAAAAGCTCATTGAGCAGGAGCAGCAGGCGTTACAAGAGCAGCAGCAGGCACAGGAAGCAATGGCTCTTATGCAGGCAGCAGCACCGGCAGCGCAGGCTGCAAAAAACATGACTGAGGCTGCAAATGACGGAAATCCGGCAATGGCAGCTTGGCTTGGTATGGGAGGTGGTGCAGGTGGTGTATAAGTCGATTACAGACCAAAACAGCAGGCAAGCAAAATTGCAGGAGTTTTTCTATAGAGAACTTCAAAAACGCGATCAAGATGCGCTGCTGACCATCTTAAATAGCGAAAGCGGACGCTGGTTTTTAATGCGGTTGCTGGACAAAACAAAAGTTAATGCGGATAACTTCACTGGTAATTCGCAGACCTTTTATAACGAGGGCATGCGAAAAGTTGGTTTATTGATCCTAAACGATATTCAAAATCTTGGTATCACTGGAGTAAAGCTCAAACAAAAAGCTGAGCTTGAATATATAAATACTCAAATCAAGGCACAGAAAATAGTTGCCGAACAATTGGAAGGAGACGATGAATAATGGAAGATGAAATCAACACAAGTGCCAACGATAACACGCAGGGCACAGAAACAGTTGAGCAGCAAGAGGACACACAGCATGAAACACAATCTCAGGATACCCTTCTTGGGGGTAAAGCAGAAACCCAATCTCAGGAAAACGCTGAACAGATCGCTTATGACTTTAAAGAAACTGTTTCCGCTATGGGGGATTTTGAGTTCAGCCAGGAAGAAAGCGATAAGTTTGTAGAGGTTATTAAGGATATGGGACTTAACAACGAGCAGGCGAACGCTATCGTTAAGTATGGCGGTGAGTGGGGGAAGGGTATTGCAGAAGCTGCTATGACCGCTGTTATCGAACAGCGAAATGCAGAAATCCAAAACTGGGGCGAGACGGCAAAAAAAGAGCTCGGAACAGAGTTTGATAGTACAATCAATCTTTGCGGTCTTGCGGTGGAACATGTAGAGAAAGCTGTTCCGGGTATCAGACAGGCATTAAACGAAACAGGCGCAGGTAACAGAATTGAAGTTATCCGCGCTTTTTCTATGCTCGGAAGGCTGTTGGAAAGCGATCCTGGCAAAGGTGTTGGTGCTCCTGTTGCACAGAGGAATAGTCTTGAAAAATTCTATGACAAAACAGATTTTACTAAATTAAAATAAGAGAGGATGAATGAATAATGGCAGTTTTAAATCAACTAGCTTATACTTTGGCTGACTGGAGAGGTAGACTCGATCCATCTGGGAATGTAGATGATATCATTGAAGTCTTATCTCAATCCAATCCAATTTTAGAAGAAATGACCTTTATGGAAGGAAATCTTCCTACTGGCATCGTGACTACTCAGCGTACAAAAGTTCCTGAACCTTCTATCCGCCGTATTAATACCGGTGTTCCTTATAAAAAGAGTGGGGTAAAGCAAATCAACGATACGACTACTTTATACGAAAACCGTAATAAGATGGACGTAGAGCTTTTGCGTTTGCAGAATGACCCTGCTGCTTTTCGCTACAGTGAAGATTTAGCATTTGTAGCTGGCTTTGGCGACCGTATTGCTAAAGATGTTATTTATGGCGGACTTAGCGAGGTTCCGGATGAATTTAACGGATTCGATATCAGACATCGTTATTTTGGCAATGGTGATGATCCGACAGCTGAGGGTTATACTACTCTTAATGCTGGCGGTGGTTCTAAGAATACCTCTATTTACTTCGTAAACTGGGGTGAGCGTACCTGTTCTGGCGTGTTCCCTAAAAATGGCAGCGCTGGTCTGAAAAAAGAAGATCTGGGACAACAAACTACCATGGCAGATGATGGAACTGAATTTGAAGCAATGATTACGAAATGGACCTGGAATGTAGGGCTGACTATTCGCGATTACAGAGCTGTCGGAGCTATTCGTAATATTGATGCAGCACAGTTTGCATCTGCAACTTCTGCTCAAAAACAGAAGATTATTGAAAATGTTATTCGGGTCCATGACCGACTGAGAAACCCTGACAGTGTTATGATGTACTGCTCTCGCAGCATGTATACGCTGTTCAAGTTGTGCTTGATCGATAAAAATAATGTCCATGTTGAGATGGAAACGCTGGCTAATGGCATTAAAGTATTAAATGTAGATGGCATGCGTGTGCGTAAACTTGACTGCATTCGTGAAGACGAAGCTAAAATTGAAGCATAAGGAGTGAAGAATAATGAGATTAGACAAGGAAAATATTTTCTTTGAGAAACCTGCTGCAGAATTAGTTGATGGTGTTCTCGGTGATGTTATCGCTATGGGTGGCGGTGACAGCATTAATCCGATGTGGCTTTATGTAGGGCCGAAGCTTGAAAGCGGCAGCGTTGCTTTGACATTGGAGACTGCTGATGATGAGGAGTTCAGCGAGGCTGTAGCACTGGGAAGTTTTACACTTGACGAAAAGGCACCTGTGAGAGCTAAGGTGCCTTTGGGAGTAAAAAAATATCTGCGCATTAAGGCCAGTGAATCCAGTACTCCTACTAATGCAACGGCTGCTAAAATTGTTGCAGCTCTTGCTGTGGATGTTGATTTTAAATGATTTTATATAGTAACGGCAAGACGGTTATACCTGGCAGAAGGCTTGAAGATATGTCAGCCAATGAATTGAGAGTTAAGCTCTATAATGCTGATATTAAATATCCGGTAAATGCCAGCAAACAAGATTTAATCAGGCTTATTAGAGAAAATATTAAATAACACCTATATAGTCATGTGACGGCTATGTACAAGCACTTAGGGACGTCTTAAAGGCGTCCCTATTTTAATAAAGAGGAAAATAACATGGAGGTGTTTCCGTGATGAATAATACAGATATTTGTAATATGGCCTTGGCTTATTTAGCCAAAGGCCGCATTTCTTCTATTGATGAGAATAACGAACTTGCAAGGCAGTGTAAGTTGTTTTATGACCATAGCAGAAAAGAACTATTGCGAGAATACAGTTGGGGATTTGCTAAGAGGATTATCAGACTTGCAGAACTGGATGCTTTAAATCCTGATTGGAAGTATGTGTATGCATATCCAGAGAAATGTGTATGTGCAAGGCGCATATTTAATGAAAAAGAAAATGTAAGCAGTTTAGAGAGGGACAAGTATGATTTGTTCTTGGTTAACGACAATACGCAGGCTATCGGCTGCAACGTATATCAGGCATATTTAGAGTATACTTATGATGCAGAAAATGCAGAACTTTTTAGCTCGGATTTTACAGAGGCGCTGGCAAGAATGCTGGCCTTTAATATTTGCTTGCAGTTAAATGGTAATGGAACTATCCAACAAACACAGTATCAGCTGGCACAGGCTGCATTAAGCAGAGCAAAATATACCACAGCAGCTGAACGTCAGGATAAGCTGGATTACCCTGACAATTATTTCGCTGCGAGGATGTGATATTATGGCTAGAGGAAGCGGACCGAATCCTTTTTATGTACTGCAGCCTGCATTTACTGCAGGTGAGATATCTAATGCTGTTGCTAATCGTGTCGATTTGGATAAATATCAATATGCTCTTTTGACTGCTGAAAATTGTTATATTCGTCCTTATGGTCCTGCGTATCGTCGTAGTGGTACGGTTTACTGCATTGCTACCAAATATGCTGATAAAAGGTGTATTCTGGCTGGATTTAATTTTACTGATGATATTAATTATCTGCTTGAAATAGGCGATCAGTATATTCGGATCCACAGAAATGGGAAGTATTTAGGGATAGAAATAGTAACGCCTTTTACAGAAGCTGATTTGGAAAAATTGAGATTTGCTCAGTCAGCAGATGTTATATATATCACAAGCGGGAATTATCCGGTAAAACAACTGGCTAGATATAGCGAAGATGATTGGAAGTTTGGCGATTTTGAAATTACTCATGCTTATTTTGAAGATGAGGTAACTATGGATTTGGTTGAGAGTACTGTTTACACGGCGCCTGGCAATTATACGTATACAGTCCCGAAAGATGGCCGTTATACAATAGAAGTAGCTGGTGGCGGTGGTGGCGGCAGTGGTGTAGCCAGAAAAGCAAGTGATAAGCAAAGTTCAGGTGGCACAGGTGGTCGTGGTGGTTTTTACAGTTTTGAGATGGATTTGACCGAAGGTGATAGTTTCCCTGTAACTGTGGGAGCTGGTGGCAAAGGTGGTGCTGTGCATTATGGAGCTGGTTACGGTAATGCTGGTGGCAACGGTGGAAGCAGCAGCGCTTTTGGTTGGGTAGCTCAAGGTGGTGGTGGGGCTACTGCAGCGTATTCGGAAGAACATGGTGCAAAGAACGGAAGCGACGGAACCAACTATGGTAATGGTGGCATTGGTGGGAAGAAAGGTGTTGCTTATGATGAAAATAACCTTTCCGGAACAGATGGCTCTAACGGCTGGGTTACTATAGCGTTTCAGGATAATCCAAAGGTTACGCCGTCCAGCACAACAGGTACTGTAACCATTACAAGCAATAGACCGATTTTCAACGAAGGGCTGATTGATGGTAACATCAGGCTGACGCACGAGGTAGAATCTTTTTCAGTAGAATTGAATTTGAAGGACAATGCTACTGGAACTACTGGCGCTGTTGTAGTGGGAGAAAGTTGGAAAGTTATTTCTGGCGGTTCCTGGACCGGAAGTTTCCAAATACAAAAAAGTGAAGATGGTACTACATGGAAAGAATACCGTAAATATTCAAGCACAAACAATTTTAATCCTACTGAAAGCGGGACAGTAACAGACACTACCTATTTGAGAATAGAGGCGTCTATAACGAGCGGTGATTTGACTGTAACACTAACCGCTCTTCCTTATACTAAAGATGGTACAGCAAAAATAATTAGCTATATCGATGAATATAATATTAAGGCAATGGTAAATGAGCCGTTTGGGTCTACCGAAAGTACAACTACTTATGCTTTCGGAGCATGGGACAGCAATTTCGGCTATCCAAAAACAGTATGCTTTTTTCAAGACAGACTTTGTTTTGGTGGAAATAACAAAAGGCCTTATATGGTTTGGATGTCAAAAAGCGGGGATTATCCTAATTTTGGCGTGGAGAAGGTTAGTGGGACGATAACGGACGACAGTGCTATTGCTGCATCATTTATCAGTAGAAAACAGTTTGATATTTTACATTTGATCCCATCTGTTGACCTTCTTGTCTTAACACAAGGGAACGAATGGATCGTTTCTGGAAGCGAGGTTGTAACACCAACAAATATCACACCCAAAATGCAAACTACGAGAGGCTGCAGTAATTGCGAGCCACTTACAATCGGCAATAGGATTGTATTTGTACAGGGACGTGGTTCGACAGTTCGTGATATGGGCTACAGCTTTGAAACAGACAGTTATGGTGGCATGGAATTAACAATACTGGCAGGGCAAATTATAAAGGGGCTTTCTATTACCGATTCAGCTTATAAGCAGGAGCCGGACAGTATAATTTATTTCGTGCGTAGTGATGGCACGATCGCTTGCCTGTCTTATATAAGAGAGCAGGAAGTATACGCATGGTCCAGGATCATTACTGACGGCGAATTTGAAGCTGTCGTGAATATTCCAGAAGGGGACGAAGATAGTATCTACGCTGTTGTAAAACGTGTGGTAAATGGAGAGACGGTTCGCTATATTGAACGCTTTGATAATAATTATGATGGTGACAATCCGAATGATTATGTAATGCTGGACTGTGCTAAAAAATACGATATGGAGGAAGCAACAGATACTTTAACAGGACTGGGGCATCTTGCCGGTAATACAATTTCTGTGTTGGGAGATGGACGTGTATTGAGAAATTATACGGTGCAGGATGATGGCACTGTTAAATTGCCGATACAAATTAAACGTGCAGTTGCAGGATTACCATATACTATGAATATCGAGCTTCCAAACATTGAAATCCAGTTACAGGACGGAACTATGCAGGGAAGATTTAAACAGGTCTCAGAAGCGATTTTACGAGTTGAGAATACTCTTGGCGGTGAAGTTGGCACCGAATTTGGGAATCAGGATGCTATCGCCTATGATGAATTTAGTATGACTGAAAATATGAAATTGTATAGTGGAGATAAAAAGGCTACTCCGCCGACAGGAGGGTTTGATCGAGACGGAAGGCTGTGCATTACAAGCAGTGAGCCGTACCCATTTAATTTATTAAGCGTAACAAGGCAGGTGACATTTGGTGGCTAAAAAATACAAGGTTGAAGTAGCGGATGTCGATAATGCAATAGAGATTGCTGCAGCGTTGCTGAAAGATTTGCGGGACAGCGACAGGCAGGAATTAGAAGCATACGATGAAGATGCAGTAATGCTGATTGCCGGTAGTATTGAAAATGCAGAACATTGTTATATTTACAGGGATATGAAAGATAATATTCTTTGTATTGTAGGGTTAGCTGCTGTTTCCAGTGTTCCGGGCAAAGAAATTTGGATGTTGGGGACAAAAAGGATAAGCTGTTTCAAAAAAGAGCTACTTATTTGCGCTGCAAGGCTTCTAATCAAGAAATGGGTGCAAGAATATGGACGGCTTTATAATTATGTTTATAGTGGCAATTCTGCTTCGATACGGTGGCTTGCTAGACTTGGGGCAATGTTCCTGGCACCGATAAAAATAAAAAAGAACGGAAAAGAGTTTCTTCCGTTCGTAATTGAGGAGGGGAGTATATAATGTGTATAGATCCAATGACATTAGGTATAGGGCTTACAGCATTACAGGGTGTATCTGCCATCTCGTCTACAAATCAGCAGGCTAAGGCACAGCAGGCGTATTATGATGCGCAGGCACAGGCTGCAGAACAAAATGCTGATATTCAGGCAAAGCGTGGTGAACAGATAGCAGAGCAATATGCTTATGAACAACAAAAGCTCAATGATAGACGCCGTATTGCGGCAGGTCAGCAGGCGGCCGCATTTGGTGCTGCCGGTATCAGCGGGGATATGGGTACAGCTCTTGACCTTAGTGATTCGAGCTTTAGAGCATATAGAAAAGACAGTAATCAGCTTTTAGGTAATCAGCGTAACGACCAGTGGAGCAACTATCTTGGTGTAGTGAATTATAAAAATCAGGCTAATGCGGCAAGAGCTTCTGCTTACAATGTTAAACAGCAGGCTAAGCAACAGAATATGGGTACTATTCTTGGAACGGCTGCGAACATTTTCAGCGTATATAACAATTTTGGCGGGAGCGGGAAAACTGGCGGAGCAGCCCAATCTTATGGCAGAGGTGGTAATGGTTATGGTTGGGGTAACAGCGGTAATCTGACCTTTGGAAATTATAATCCCAAAAAATATGGGCTATACTATGGTAGTTTATTTTAACTTGCATTGATATGAAATGTATTATATAATAAACGAAAAGAGATAGCTTGACGGGTAGTAGCGTCGGCTCATCTTGTAACAAATAGTACTTGAAAACGAGCCCGCCAGCTAACCCTTGTGCAGGGCTTATTTTCTTGCTATTTTACAGACTGTATCGGTATTAATTCGGACTGTATCGGGATTGAGTCAGACTGTGCTTGCATTAGTACGGAATGTATTATATAATAAATGAAAAGAGATAGCTTGATATTGGCATGTCAGCTCTCTCCTGAAAAGTATAGACTTGAAGAAAAGGCCGACTACACCATTAGTTGGTCTTTTGTCTTATGTAAGTAAAATTACTTGCGATTAGACAAAATGATAGCAACGAGTGTACCAAAGGTTACCATCAAAGATAAGGCTTCGTATACAGTCATGCTATCACCTCCCTTGACAGGGAGAGAATCCGACTATCAAACTATCTCGGACAACATTATAACACACCTTTAAGCGCTTAACAATTTGTTAAAGCGCTTTTTCTATACCCCAAAGGAGGTACAAACAGAATGAAATTCAGTCAATATGCAGAGCAAGTAAATCCAAATACAATACAGGGGCAAGTACAAAGACCAGGCGATTTAAACAGCTACGGCGGTAATGGCGCTGGGTATGAGGCTATTGGTAGAGGATTGGGGGCTGCAAATGAAGCTTATAATAAATTTATCGAAAGTGTTGAGCAATCTAAAGTTGTAGAAGCTGATGCTGAATATGATAAACGTATTTCTAATTTATTATATAACCCGAAAGATGGTTTAATGCATGCTCAATATTCTAATGCAGAGGGGATAGCGGGGAAATTTCAGAATGAAGAACAAAAAATAAGACAGGAGATAATGGAGAAATATAAATTCAGTTTGAATAAGACTTCTAGTGTTTTTAATAATTGGGCTAATAACGATGCACAGAAAAGATTTATGTTAGTTGGCCAACATGAATATAAACAGGTTGAGGCTAACAAAGACTTGGCATTATCAAATAATATTGATGAAAATTTTAATTTTGCAATGCAAAATTATGATAATGATGAGTTAATAAAATCAGAATTTGATAAAAGTATAACTATTTTAATGGATAGATATGCGGGGCAAGATCCTGAATTTATAAAAAGTGAAGCAAAAAGATTATTATCACCTAAAATGGCCGCACTTGTTGGAACTGCTTTAGCGAATGATGATATTGACAGAGCTGGCGCGATTATTGAAAAATGGGGTGCCTTTATGCCTGCGGAAACAAGACTTTCTTATTCTAGAATTGCGCATGCCAGAAAAGAAAGAGAGTACGAATATTATACAGGCTTAAATATATACGAACGTTTTGGAGATGATTATGAGTCTGCCAGGAAGTATATTTATGGTGATAACTTTGGATATGATGGTGAAGCCGCTGTGCGGAGTGCAAGAGAAGATATTGGGAATAATTATGGTACTAACACATGTACGATAAGAAGTAATAATTGGATTGCTGCAGGTGGAGGCAAGGAAGGAAATGCTTGGGCTCCTACACAATTTGAAGATATGAAAGGCGCAGGATTGATTTTTACCGACAAGTCTCAATTACGAAGTGGTGATATTGTTTATTGGCATTACGGAGAAGACCCAAATGATGTTGATCATGTTGGGATATATGATGCAAAGACTGGAATGGTAATACAAAGTGGAGATCATGGAGTTGCAGAAATTCCGCTTGATTATGCAAATATTTCTGGGTTCGCAAGACCTAGAGGAAGAAATGTATCCATAGAAGATAAAGAAAAAGCATGGAATGCCTATGTTACTCAAGCTCATAATAACAATGCAATAAAAAATAACCATAAGAAAAGAATTATTGATAGCGTACAACAAGAAATGTGGAACAAATTTAAGACTGGCGTTATTGATCCAAAGGAATTTCAAAGTCTTGTATACAGTGTTTCTGGAGGCGATGCAGATATTGAAATGAACCTTTTAAAGTTCGGTGATGATTTGATTGGAATACAAGGCAAAGCTGCTGCCGCTGTATCTAATAGCAGCATTTATAAAGAAATCAAAGATGCTATTACAAATAGTACTGTAACGCCAGCAGAAGCCGTATCTTTAATCAATCAAAACGCAACAGTCTTAGGCGAAGCTGATAGAAGCAGATTGCTTGCTTTTGCTAGAAATCAAGATCCGAGAAATAAGGATATCGATAAACAGTTAGCTACTATAATCAATGAAGCGTTTTCTGATCCGGTGGAAAGAGGAGAAGCTCAAATTTTCTTGGATAATAAATTAGAAATTGTAACTGACCCTGATGCAAGATACACGGAAGGCTATGATGTATTGTATGGTACGAAGGATAGACCAGGGATTTTGCAGAATAAAGCCATTTTCAAAAATTTTAATAGCAAACAACGTGAATGGGGTTCCTTAAAGAGCAGTCTATCTCCTAAGCTTTATCCTTATATAGATGCATATCAGATTCAGAACGGAAATAATATTGATTTGGGGCAGGCAAAAACAATCTTTGAATCCATAAATCCGAACGATAAATACCAGATTTCGGCGCTTCAATATGCGACTGTTTATAATAGTCCAATGGATATTCAAGAGCTCAATAAACAAATTGCGGCTATGGCAGTTCGTGATGGTGTAGATGCTGCTCCACATTTGCTGGATATTCCGCAGCAGAGTGAAACAGTAGTACAGCAAAATGAAAGCACTCCATGGTTTAGCGATTGGGGAGCAAGTGAGCGTACTGGTTTAGCGGCAATGAGTTTTAGTGATACTCTGGAAGCTATAAAACAGCGTCACTTAGCAGCATTAAGAGGAGAAATTAACGAGGAGTGATAATATGGCAAGGTCTATATTGTATGATGTAGCAGCAGCAGGAAAGTTTATACCAGACGACTTAAAGACTAAAGCGTTACAAGGGGCTAATGCAAATAATATATCGCTTCAAATGGCCGCTCGTAATCCCGATTATTATTTACCTAAAAACTTTGATTATGACTGGAATAAATATGAGAAGATAGCACCAAGAACAGCAGAGGCGTTAAAAGACCCGGTGCTTATGAGCATTGCCGGCACTAAAGCTGCAGAATTTTGGGGCGAACAAGAGAATAACTGGAAAAGCATTACAGCACTGAAAAATGGCTTTAAGAATGTTGCTCGTAGTGGTTATGGTGCAGTTGCGCTCTTGGCTGATTTAGGAACAGACAAAAAAGATGTTGAGCTGACCACGGAATCTAAAGTGTTTAGTGCAGATACGATAGGGCGGCTTTTGTATGCTGTTGGCGGTGAAAAATTAAAAACTATTGGCACAGAAGCTAAACGCATTGGTGGCAGTGAGATATTTCAGCCAGAAGAAGTAAAGGCAGAGACTGCAGCAGGGCAGTTTTATTACGATTTACTGCAGAATGCACCACAATTAGCGGCACAGGTCGGCGTAGCAATTAGCACTGGCGGTTGGAGTGCGGCGGCTTTTATGGGTAGCCAGATTGCAGGCGGTCAATATTTAGACCTTACTGAAGCTGGTGTATCTAATGACAGAGCCAGAGCTGCGGCATCGTTAAATGCTGTTGCGCAGTCTGCTCTTGAAAAAGTTGGTTTGGGCAAAGTTATGGGAGCAGGAGCAAGAGCCGCTAAAATAGCAAATATGGGTGGGAAGGCTAAAGAGGTTTTTAAAACTGCATTGACAGAAGGTATTACTGAATGGATTCAAGAATACCCGGATGCGGCTGCTGAAATATGGGCTAAAAATGAGAATCTTTCTACTCAGGAACAAATACTTAAATTTTATCAGGAGTTTGGTGAGATTACTAAAAGAGGCGCTTATTCTGGTGCTATAGGAGCAGTATTCGGTGGGCTTGGTGGCTCTGTTAGTGTTGCTGTAGATCGTAATGCTAACCGTGCGATTCAGGAACAGGCAGTGCGTACTGCAGAAGCAATGAAAAACAGTAAGGATGTAGATATTACTGCCAGTAAATTAGTGTTGAATCAAACCACAGAAGAAAAGGCTTATATAGATGCTGAAACCCTTTTTACATACGTGCAGGAAAATCCTAATCTGGATGTAAAAGATACTTTCGGGATAGAGGCTTCTGAATTGCAGGCAGCTGCCGTTCGCGGTGAGGATATTGAAATGCCAATGGGTACGTATTGCGCAGCAGAGGCTCAAAATCCTGGCTTTTTTCAGGCTGTAAGTAATAGCGTAGCATTTGAGCAGGGCGGATATACAGAAGAACGTGCAAGAAATAAAAAAGCTCTCCAAAGCGCTTATAAAAAAGCGTTGGAGAACGACGAAGAATTTAGAACTACAGTTGATACTTTTAGAAATGAATTGACTGAAGCGGGACTAAATCAAAAAGAAACTGGTGATGTCCTGGCTATTTTAACAAGTCGTGCAATGATCGCTAATCCTGATGATCCTATGCAATATTTCAGAGATCACCCTGTAAGCTTCAAGCGTGTAGTCAGCACTCCTGGCGGTCGGTATATGCAAACTAAAAGTGCTAACGAAAAATTGCTTGAGGATGAAAATAATTTTGCCGGCATTGTAGATGAGTATACTGCAGGAAAAATAAACGATACCAAAACCTATAATGTTATGACGACACCGCTTGCATTGGGACTTGCAGGCGGTAAAATTTTGCCTGTAACTATTGATGGCAGCAAAATAAAACATATATTTGATGGACATTCTGACGGGATGACACCAGAACTGTTGAAACAAATTCCTCGTGCAATGGCCGATCCAATGATGATATTGGATTCTTATGCCGGTCGTAAGATTGTAGTGCTTGATTTAAAGGATAAGCAGGGATCTACTATTATTGTTCCTTTAGAACTTGACGTAGAACGTAGTTGGTATAAAGTTAATGCGATTGCGAGTGCTTATGGTAAAGGTGGAGAAAGTGGTACAGATTATAACTGGTTTATAGAACACAATCTAAAAAAAGGTAGAGTATCATATGTAAATAAAGAAAAGACTGCCAAGTGGATACCTTCTCCTAGCAGCGATTCCGCTAGCAGAATAACCGACCTTGACAGTCTTCTTAATAATAGTATACCAGATGAAAATGCGCTACGCAAGAGACGTGAAGAAATGCAGGGATACTACCAGACCGCTTTTCATGGAAGCTCGCATAGATTTGAAAAGTTTGACCTTGGGGCTATAGGTACAGGTCTAGGTGCGCAGGCACACGGATGGGGACTGTACTTTGCCGAGAATAAGGAAGTAGCCGCAGAGTATAGACGTAAGTTAACTAAAAGTAGTAGCCCATATACAGTTGTCTATGATGGTAAGATTGATGAGAAAATAACAAATATATTATCTAGATCTCTTAGTGGCCCAGAATTGTATGCAATGGCATCTGGTAAAAAAATAGATTTGCAGTCTTCTATTGCTCGCAGTATTGAAGCTTATTCTCGCGACAATAAAAGTATAGATAAGCTGATATCTATACTTCAGGAGCAGATAAATAAAATTGAAGACAATCCAAAAATATCAATAACAAAATTTTTAAAAGAAGTGCCCAGCGACGAAAAGGATAGATTTGAAACTCTTGCTAAATCTGCAACGCAAGAAGCTAAAGCTGCTGGGAGACGTGCAAACATTTCTGATGTATTACGGCGACTAAGGGAGCATATAGAGCCGTTTATCAAGTCAAACGATAGGAATTTACAAGATATTAAGTTACTGGAAAGTATAGACACAAGTAAGGTAGAGGTACGTTCTCCCGGCTCGTTTTTTGAAGTTGACATACCAGAAAAGGAAGTAATGTTAGATGAGCAAAAAGCTTTTTCTGAACAATCTGATTTCGTGAAGGAAAAGTTGGTTGCTATTAGTAAAGTAGAAGAAAATGTAAATCTTGCACAAGCAATAGCTAATAATGCTACAGGCAGAAGACTGTATAAAGCAGTCAGCAGCGTTGGTCGTAAAGCATCAGAAACATTAAACAAATATGGAATAGAGGGGATTTCATATCATGGATCGAAAGACGGACGTTGTTTTGTAGTATTCGATGATCAGGCAATAAAGATAATCAACAGTTACAATCAGAAAGTCAACAACGATAAAAAAGGCGCTATTACCTGGGACGCAGAAGGTAAAGCAATTATTAACCTGTTTGAAGGTGCCGATATGAGCACGGTAATTCATGAAGCTGTAGGTCATTACTTCATTGAAAATCTTATGCGTGAGGGAGCACTTCCTAATGCTACAGAACAGATGAAAAAAGATCGTCAGACTATGCTTGATTATGCTGGTGTCAATAAAGACTGGGATAGCTTGTCACAGGAAGAAAAAACAGCTGCGCATGAACGTTGGGCAGAAGCTGCCGAGACTTATATGATGGAAGGGAAGGCTCCGTCAAAAGAATTGCAACCTGTCTTTAATAGGTTTAAAAAATGGTTGCTGGCTATTTATGATGCAGTCTTTTCAGATAGGCGTAACAAAAATGCTGTGCCTATCAACGATGAGGTAAGACAAGTGTTCGACCGTATGTTGGCAAGTGAAGATCAAATTGCAGAGATGGAACGTATTGACGGTTATTTTTCTGCGTTGCCAGATGTTGTATTAGATGCACTTTCTGAACCACGTAAGCAAATGTTACGCAATTTTGCTGCTAAAGCTCACGATAAGGCAGTGCAGATGTTAACAAAAGAAAGTCTTGTTAATTTCAATCAGGAGCGTAAAGACCGAATTCAAAAATATCGTGAAGATGTAGAGCCGCAGGTCAAAGAAGCGATTGCAAAACAGCCGTTATATATGGCTTCGGAGCAGATACTTGATATTGCATCTGATTTGAAAACAGCTAAAGGCGTAGCTAATAGATATTTAGAAGGCAATTTTGATGAAAGTAAAATGGCAACTTTTGATATGATTGCTGAAGCTAATGGTTTTACTTCTGGTGACGAGCTGGCAAAAACTATTATGTCTGAACCGTCTTTTACTGGTGCTGTTAATAGGCATATTGATGAAATGGTACAGGATGCTTTCCCTGATATTTATAAAGAGCGTGGGCTTGCTGAGGAGGCTGCGCGTGACGCTATGTATAATGACGAGAGCGGTCTTTTGATAAACACTGAAGCTCAGCTTATTGAGGATAAAGCGCAGGGCTTATTAAAAGGACAGCGTGATGCTGAAACACTTAGAAAGCTTGCTGTTGCACGTAGACAAACAGCTAAAATCCAAGCGCAGATGGACCTGCAGAATAGAGTAAAATTAAAGGAGGCTTTAAATACTCAAAAGTATATTACTGCAGAAAGAAATGCTGCAGCAAAAGCTGCTGTAGCCTTGGAAAATGATGATTATTCTACTGCGGTCCGATATAAAAATGTCCAGGCATTTAATCACGCTTGTGTTGTTGAAAGTGTAAGATTGCGCAATCAGTATGTTAAGTGGCAGAACTATTTCAGAAAGCAGGCAAAAGCTAAAAAGGAAACTTGGGGTAATGAAAGAAACTTCATCCAAGCCGCAGCAATTATGGAAAGATTTGGCTATAAACGTAAAGATTATTCTGGTTTTGAGAAAACAGAAACTTTATCAGAATATCTGAATGATATGGACGATCTTTATGATAATGTTGCAGTTGCCGATTGGATAATGGATGAGGATGTTAGCATTACAAACCCCCGGGAACGCATGACTGCAAGCCAACTTGAAGATGTAGTAAATGCACTTAAAAATATCAAAGCTATTGCTAAGCAGGAAATGAATATCAATGCCTTACAGAAAGGCGTTACCTATGCTGAATTTAAAGTTGAAGCACAGGAAACACTTAATAAACTGAAAACTATCTGGAATCCGCAGGTTGGCGTAACACAGCAGCCTACAGTAATGGAGAAGCTAAAAGCGTCTTTACGTAGTACGGACAATCTTTTTGAAATGATGGACGATTGGCAGTATGGATTTTTCAGCAAACATTTTGGCGCCGCTATTCGTGAAGCAGCCGATAATGAAACAAGAAAAATTTTAGAATATGAAGAAAAAACAACGCAGGCTTACAGGGAGTGGCTGCCGGATAAAGCTGCAGAAAAGGCGGCCGATTATCAGGAGAAATATGACGAGTTAGGTACTTCCGTAGATAAGCATGTTTTAGTAAAAATGCTTATGAATTTAGGTAACGAGAGCAGTGCCAGAGTATTGTGCAGCACTAGGCCAGTAGGTTTTGAAAATTCTGCCTTGTGGGTAGATGGCGATATCATGCAGACTAAAATCAATTTGCTTGACTTCTTAGGGCACAATCTTACTGAAGCGGATATAAAATATGCACAGGCTAAGATAGACATTGCAGAGCTGTACTGGTCTGAAATGGAAGCACTTGAAACTCGTTGGACAGGATTTAGTCCTAAAAAAGTTGAAGCGTCTCCTGTAGAGTTGACGCTAGCAGACGGCAAGACTGTTGTTATGCGTGGCGGTTATTTCCCACTTATGCGTGACGGTGATACTGGCTCTAAACATGCTGGTCAAGAAGTTATTTCTGATACTGACCCCAGACAAGGACGCAATATTAGAACGATGAGTACCAGAAGAGGACATTTGAAAGAGCGTGTTAAGGCTAAATATCCTGTTAATCTAAAGCGTGGAGCAGAGTTTAATGTTGCTATGGATGCAATACATGATCTGTGTTTCCGTGAAGTTATGGGCGATTTCCGCAAAATTATGAACGATCAGGAAATGTATACACTGATAAAAGAAAAGTTAGGCCTGGCCGATTTCGCTGCCTTTAAAGAATATCTTGAACGTGCGGCAAATCCTCAAGGTACTAACAGCGGTTCTGTTGGTGAAAGTTGGATGGGCAGTGTTGCTAACTGGCTTAGAGCCCGTACTGTAAATGCTGCTATTATGCTTAATCTTAAAACTGCCGTTCAGAACTTGGGTAACCCTTTGCTTTATGGGAATGCTGTAGATGGTTTTGGATATAGTGATGTCGTTGCTGCTGTTAGTAATTACAGTATGAATATGCAGCTTGCAGAAGGTTATAAATCGGCTAAGGAATTTGTTTATAGTAAATCCCCTTGGATGAAAGAAAGGTCTGTGCTTCCTGATATTTCCCTGCGGGATATGAAAGAAATGGAAAGACTGAACCCTGTAGAAAAGAAAGCTGTTGAATTTGGCACAAGGTTACTGGTCGCTACTGATAATCTTTCGGCTATTCCGGTATGGATGCAGGCGTATGGCAAGAAAATCAGGGCTGGTGCAGGCGAAGCTGAAGCTGTGGATTTTGCCAATACGGTTATTAGACGTACACTTGGCAGCAGCAGAGTTACGGAGGTTGCACCGCTTTTACGTGGTGGTCCTATGCTTAAACTGTTTACTACTTTCCAGGGCTTCTTTAACACACAGTATAACCAATGGGCAAGAGAGTATAATATCTTCTTGAAAGAAAAAGACATAATGCGTCTTACTTCGTTTGTGGGGGCCAAGTTTATAATGTTTGCTTTTATAAACTTGATGCTGTCAGCCGAAGATCCATTTGAAGAAGATAAGGACGAATATAAAAAAATATCAAAAGAATTACTTACTTACCCTATGAGCTTAGCCGGACCAGTTGGGCAGGTTGGTAATGCTATCTGGAGCAGAGCTTTAGGTATGCAGACCTACGGCTATAGAATGACTGCAGTGCAAGGCACGATAGAGCAAATGGAACGTGCGGCCGGTAAGGTGCAAAAGGTTTGGCAGAAAAAAGCAGATTATGATGAATTGATTGAACCTACTGCGACTTTTGTCGGAACAGCATTAGGCGTGCCTGCACAGTTAAATAAATTATTCTTTAACGGATATGATATCTTGTTCAATGGTATGGAACCGGAAGTTGGCGACATCTTTAGGCGCCGGCCGAAAAAAGAACGGTAAAAGAAAAATACCCCCTCAAATTTGAGGGGGTTTATATTTTCTCAGAATCCATTGTTGTATCTATAAATTGCGTCATTTGCTTCACGGATAGCCGCAGCTTTTGCTTCTTGAATACGCTGGATATCATTGTTACAGTTTTCTACATATTTCTTTGCTTCTTCGACATAAAGTTCAACTTCATATTTGCTCGGATTGTAAGGTAAATATGAATTGAATTCTGGATACATTGATAAACTTAAATTAGATCCACCAAAAACATATGCAAACGCTATACTTGAACACCATAAAATAAAAATTATAGAAATTACTAGAATCCTTTTAAACATTAATTTTTCTCCTTTAATATCTGGTTGGGTTTATATGCCTATATATTTCCCGTTGCCATCATCAACTAATTTTAATAGATGAAAAAATACTTCTTCCCCTATAGATCCTGGAATAATAGGTTCTATTTTATAAAGTGGTTTATAAGAATCTTCTATTTGACCGTTTTTATAGGCAATAATGTACAAATTTACTAAGGAAAAATCTTTTTTAAAAAAAGTAGTTTGTATTAAAATCTGTTTGTTTTCAGATGGTTCTACTCTTGCGACCCAGGCGGTTGCTTTTGTATCGTCAAATGTAATTGTTCCTCTATCTATAAAATAACCAAATTGGTTATCTGAACTTACCCAGCTCCAGCGAGCTGGATCTAAGTTATTGGCAACACATAAATTTGTGATTAAAGAAAATACAAGAATTAAAAATAATAAAATTATTTTTTTCATAATATCCCTTCTCTTATTATTTCTCACAATTAACTTATTGACTATATTCCTTTTGCACTACCGGTAAAACCTATAGCAGAAGTTTGACCTTTTGAATTTATTCCAAAAAATAATGCCCAAATCGGATTATATTTATTATGATAGGCATACCAATAGGATACAATGCCATTATATTCTGCTTTAGTGTTTTTAATAATGGTTCCCGGAGTTCCATATTTAGAAACAATTAAATTTTCTGAAGAACCGATTGATATTCCTCTTATAGTTGATACGTTGGGCTTAGTGCAAATAATTTTATATATTTTACCAGAGTCATCTTTGTTTATAGTTGGCTTATCATTATAATTTAAAGTTATAATACCATTTTCAAATAATATAGTTGCTTCGCTACTTCTGGCAACACCGTCACTATAAATATAATTTTCTGTTAGAATTTCGCCTAAAATGCGTGAAGCATCGTTAATAGTGGTATATTTTTCTGCTTGTAACGGCCCGCAATTGATTAGAAATAAGTCATCTACATTGGTGCTACCAGCAGCAATAACTTTGGCAGATAAATTGAAAACAGATAAAAAGATAAAAGCAAAAATAACAAGTGTAATTTTTTTCATAAATAATGCTCCTTCCGTTTTTCACAATTATATCACATTTATAGTTGATGTGATATAATATATTCGCAATATGCATACTTTGCTGATAATTTTTATAGGAGCGATGAACATGAGCGTAAGAGATCCTTTTTCTGGTTATGGAAGTATGAGCCTTTTTAAATCTTGGCCGTGGTTGGAGCCATATTTGTGTATAATGTTTGTTGTTTGTTTTATATATCTTAAGTTTTTTTCAAAAGACGAAGATGAAATAATTATGATTATTTTAAAATCTCTGATTTTTCCTATAGGGATATTAGTTATGTTACCATTAATAATTTTAGGAAAAATATATTTTTTCTTTACTGGTAAAAACAAAGAATAATTTAGAATATTGCATATTTTATAAATTTATATATGATGATCCCAGTTGACAAGCATGTTGCTATGCCAATTGGGATTTTTATATCTTTTCTTGATAATATTAGTTAAAAATATGATTCAACACTTGACTTTTTGAGTACACTAAACTACAATGATATTATGGAACTCGAAAAGTGAGGTGAAATAAATGAGTCCAAGAACTGGCAGACCAAAAACAGATAATCCCAAAGATATTGACCTGAAAGTGCGGGTTGATAAAAGCACTAACGATGCTTTAGAAAAATATTCCAAAAAAAATAACATAACTAAAGCTGAAACAGTTAGAAGAGGGATTAAGATTTTGCTGCAAAAAGAATAAGGTATTGCCCTGTCCGCTAAAACAAGAGGCAATACCTTATAACACCACCCGAAAGGATGATAAATACATTATATCATTTCTTTTGGGACTTTGAAAGGAATGTATGATAATGAATTTACAAATTTTTGAAAACGATGTGTTTGGGAAAATAAGGACAGTTCAACAAGGGGACGAGATTTTATTTGTTGCTGCAGATGTTTGTCGAGCATTGGAATTAGGGCAGGTAACAAATACTATTCGTAGATTAGATGACGATGAGAAAGCCCTTATTTCCATTAAGGGCATAAACAAGGGTAATGATAATATAAACGTCGTCAACGAATACGGCTTATACAATCTTGTACTTTCTAGCCGCAAACCTGAAGCGAAAGCGTTTAAGCGTTGGGTAACACATGATGTTATCCCGGCTATACGCAAGACTGGAAAGTATGAAGCTAGGCAGCAAACGCTTATTGATGAGCCATATAAGCCTACAGTAAAATATTGGAAAGGCGTACCGGTATTAACTAAGTTAGATATAGCTATGATCTTCAATGTTGATGCATCGTCGATTCAAAATTATATTCGCAGACCTTGGTTTATGACAGAGGGCGTAGATTTTTATTTCTTACGTGGACGTGATTTGTTTGAGTTTCGCAGAGAGAATAAGATTAAGCATGCAATCGTTGCATTGCTGGTGCTTACTGAAAGCGGAGTTAGAAAGATATACGAAGCTAGAAATCGAAAATTTACACCTGCTGAATTGTTCCCGGTAAAATCGTCGTGTGAGCCGCAAAGACCTATGCTTGTTAATGCACCTATGAATACAGAGTTGCAGAAGAAGATAAAGGATTTAGAAGGTAAACTGATTGCTCTACATGAAGTTTTAAAGCTGTATAACTACTGTAATACGCCTGAAAAATCTCAATGTTTTGCCACAACAATAAAAGACATAGGAATTAAAATATCGTGTGATGCACTTGATATCATCAATACGAAACTCACTTTAATTCCTGCTCCTGTGGGTTATTAAAAATTAAAAAAAGTTTCCGACAAAACGCCTATAAAACGGAGTTAAAATATTAATGTAAGGTTATTGGGTTTGATAGCGGAGACGGTTATATTTTTGGCGACACTTGGCGACATATTGACATGATAAAATAGTATCATAAGTTAGTTAGAATTTAATAGAAAGCGCTTACTTCGGTAGGCGCTTTTTTATTTGGAAGGAGAGGCTTATGGAAATAAAAGATAGTAACAAAGAGAAGGGGTTAAATTTATTTTAAAGATTGGAGGTATATTTTATGCAAAATTTTGTTGTAATCCAAAACGGTCAAGTTATAGGTTTCGCTAATACTATTAAAGACCTGAATGAAAAACTAAATGCTCTGAAAATTGAACATAAGCAGCTAATGCCGATCATAAAAGAAAAAGGTATGATTCCTATTATAGAACAGGAGAGAGATTATGATAGGCAATAGCGAAAATAGGATTATCTATAATGGTAACGGTGTAGCGACAGAGTTTGGCTATTCTTTTAAGATATTGGAAAAGACCGATATTAATGTAGTACTTGTCGATCCTGATTTAAATGAAATTGCTCTAACAAAAGACTATTTCGTTGATATGGAAAAGTCAGTTGTTTTCTATCCGGGGTATTCGCCAGGAGCAGAACCACCAGAAGCAGAGCGACCTCCAGTATTACCAGAAGGCTGGCAGCTTGTCTTATATCGTGAGGTTCCCATAACGCAGGAATCTCAATTAGATACACATTGGCCGTTTAATGTTATTGAGGCAGCATTAGATAAACTGACAATAATTTGTCAGCAATTATGGGATGGTGCAATAAGAGCAATTCGTTTATCAGATTCAGCTCCTACAGATATTTCCACAGTGTTACCACGACCTATGCCAAACGAAGGATTTTATTGGGACAAAACTGGTAAAAAACTTGTTTCCGGACCTAATCCTAAATTTGCTATGGAGCAGGCACAGGCGAGCGCTGAATCTGCAAAGAAGTCTGAAACAGCTGCTGCAGAAAGTGCTGGATCTGCTAAGGAAGATGCAGAAAAAGCAGAAGACGCAGCAGAGCGTGCAGAAGATATTTTACTTCGTTTTGAAAGCGGGACTATAACAAAAGAGTTTACGGCATCAGATAGCAGATGGACTGAAAATAATGGTATGTGGCGTCTTACTATGGCAATGGGGAACAGCAGACTTATTGGTGTCTATAGGGAAGTCAAAAAGCCGCAGTATGAAATGGTGCTTACCGGCGTATATATGGACGCCGTAAATGTAATCATTGAAGTCCCCGAAAGGTTTGCAGGCATCGTTATACTGGCGTCGCTGACTAAAAAAACCGGTGACAAAGTATATATCAAAAATTTTACTGAGGAAGATTTTACAGAGGTTGGCAGTGATTATGTACTGACCATATCTGCCGAGGAACACCAGGCAGGGAGCAGTCCTATCATCGTCAGCTTAACAAAGACCATTGATGGTGTTAGCTATCCTTATTATGCTAATACCGGCGTAGATAATAACGGTAACGTTGTTATAAATGTGAGCGAAGCGTTCACAGGAAAAATAATTTTGGATGGAGGTTATTTACAATGACTGTAGAAAAAATTGGAACTGGAACGCAGCGTGAAAGAGATGCTGCGATAAACGCTAATTTTGAAGCGTTAGATACTGGTAAGCTTGATAAAACAGAAACTGCTGCTGACAGTAGTAAATTAGGTGGAGTAGCTGCTGCCAATTACGCAACTACTACTGCTATGACCAGTGCTATTGAAGAGGCAAAGACTGCAGTAAAAGATGAACTGATTGATGGTGCTCCTGCTACTTATGATACGCTAAAAGAAATTGCGGATTACATTGCAGAAGATAAAACTGGTGCAGCAGCTATGAATGAAGCTATAGCAAACAAACTTGGAAAGACAGAAACTGCGGCAGCGGCTGCTAAGTTGACTACTTCTGCTGGCTCAGCAACACAACCGGTATTCTTTTCTAATGGCGTTCCTGTAGCTACGACATATTCTCTTGGTAAATCAGTACCGGCTAACGCATTATTTACCGATACTACTTATTCTGTAGCTACCACTACCGCAAACGGCTTAATGGCTTCTGCAGATAAAACCAAGTTAGACGGTATTGCAGCTGACGCAAATAACTACAAACTTCCTGCTGCTACGGCAATCGCATTAGGTGGTGTAAAAATCGGTTCTAACATTACTAATACAGACGGCACAATTAGTTTAACTAAAGCTAATGTTACGGCGGCGTTAGGTTACACTCCACCTTCTTCCGCTGCTACAGTACTCAAAACTGAATTTACAGCAAGCAGTGCTAACTGGGGAACATTATCAGACGGCTATTATCCATTTACTTTAGCGGCGTCAGGAAAACACTTCCTCGGTATGTACAGAACTAATGGCAGTACATATGAAAGTGTTATGGTTGACGCCGTTGAAAGTGGCAGTAATATTATAATTCAAAGTACGGAAAAGTTTGCCGGCTTTATTCTGACGATTTGAGGCGAGGAAAAATGGGACTTGAGGGATTAGTAACAGTTGAAAAAATAAGAGCTGCAATCAATGCATCACTATCAGGTCTGAGTAACTCTGATGCAACGATTACTATAACAAAGAATGATGGTACAACTAGTACTATTACCATTAACAATGTAGCTAATGCGACTACTGCAACAAAACTCGGAAGCAGCACTGTAGGCAGTGGTGTAAAGGCAATTTATCTTAATGCAGGTACGGCAACTGCGAGTAATAGTACTGTGGGGAACAGCAACACGCCGGTGTATCTGAATAACGGAACTTTTACAGCTTGTAGCTCAAGCATAGGTTCTGATTGGACTGTTTCAAATGGGACAGCAGGTTGGGCACGAGAAAATACCACTGGCTTCACCATCCAGTGGGGCGATACAACTACCTTTCCTCGCACTTTTACAACAGCGTTTCAGGTTGTAATGCAAGCTGATAACAATAAAGGTGAACCATTATATAAGAACCAAGTAACTGTAACATCTATCTATAACAATGGTTTCACCATTGGATCACCAGGACAAGGACAAAGGTATGTAGCGTTTGGCATAAGTTAAGTCAAGCCACAAGCATAAAGCCTACAAGGCTGTGAACCGCTCCAGCGATCATCATTGTAACCATTACATAGGCAAAAACTAATACTGGTATTACTAACACCTGTAACAAATGTTTCGCAGTTGCTGGACGCTATAACATTTGCATAATACAAAGTTGAAAAACTTCTAGGATAAGTAATGCTTCTATATGTAGCATCAGTATTCCCTACCCACCACTGGATGGTGAAGCCAGTGGTATTTTCTATGAAAAGGAGAACTATATGACTTACTTAATTAAATTCGATGAAACCGGTAGACGTGGGGAAACCTATGTCGCCGAAGAAAAAACACAGGAAGAAATTACAGAACTGCTTGAAAAAGGTTTTGTACAAATTCCAGAAGAAGATTATCAGCTTATTGTCGGTAATATTGATGGTCATGAGTATATACGTAAATCTGATGGAAGTTATAGTATATATGAACCTCCTACGCCTGACTTAGAAGAACTGAAGGCAAATAAACTGGCAGAGGTAGACGCTTGGACAGAAGGAAAAATCACCGGCGGTTTTACGTCTGAATGTAGTGGAGAACTGATCAGATACGACAGCGACAGGGATACACAGCTTGCAATGCAGGGTATAGCATTGAACGTAAATACAGATCGTTTTGCTGTAGAGCATCCCGCAGGTTGCCCTATACGTGGTTACGCAGATGGAAGTACTGACAAAACGATCTTCTATCTTGCTCCGGAACAGGTTCTCGAGTGGTGCGCTGATTTCTCTAGCTATCTAGGTACGTGTAAGCAGGCAGGCTGGAGTAAACAAGCTGAAGTAAATGCAGCTCAAAGTAAAGAGGAATTGGATGCGATTATTTTAGATTAGGCGGTGCAAAGATGGTAGAAACAGTAATGGCCGCAATAACAATTTTTAGTTTTTTATTTGGTATCGCTGGCTTTGTGTTTAAGATATGGATAATTTCTCCGTTGTCAACGGCAATAGAAAATCTGCAGAAAACTGTTGATGCTTTGTTAAATACAATAAAAGAAGAACAGACCAAAGCTACAAATATGCAGATTGAGATTGCAAAAGTAGATCAGAGGGCAAGATCTGCACATAACAGGATTGATGAAGTTGGTGAACGGTTACTGCTGGTCGAAAACAAATGTAATAACTGTGCATGTAAGGATAAGTGATATTCATGTTTGAGAAAATAAAAAACTTAATAGTCAGTGCTAGAAATAAAGTAGCCTCAATGTCGCCAAAAATAATGGCGGTCATTGTAGGCTATTTTATTGCAGTCATTTTGCTGGTCTTTACTTATTATGCAGCTTGGCTTTACATGTGGCTGTGGTTAAACAAGATTGTTATGTCCGACTTGCTGGCGCTGATACGTGAGATTACAGGCCCCGCTATGGTCGCATTTGTGACCTTTATCGCTACGAGTTTGGTCGATAAAGACGGTGATGGAGTGCCTGACAATTTAGAAAAGGAGATTGAGAGCAATGGTGACAAAAAGAATCACTTTAGATGAGCTGCGACAGTTAGCTAAAAGAGCTAGAGGTAATATTGATAAGATCTATCTACACTGGTCAGCTGGTAATTATCACCAGTTTTTTAGTGACTATCACCTAAACATTGACAGCGACGGCGCCATTATGGCGACCACAGATGATTTAACTGAACATAAGGACCATACATGGCGACGTAATTCTAGAGCTATTGGTATCGCTTTAGCTTGTTGCGTTGATGCTGTAGCTTATGCTGATGGTCGTGTCGATTTTGGAAATGTACCACCGACAGAGTTGCAGATAGATAGTATGGCAAAAGTTGTAGCTGTACTGTGTGAAGAACTTGGATTGGACATCAATGCCGATACCGTAATGACACATGCAGAAGCAGCAGACTTAGACGACTATGGACCAGCGACAACCTTTGAGCGTTGGGATTTATGGAAATTACCAGATATACCAGGCGACGGCATACTAAAGCCAGGCGGTGATGTTATTCGTGGCAAGGCTATCTGGTGGCATCATAATTGGTAAAGATTGTATAAGGAGGTGACTAACATGGACAAAGTAAAAGAATATTTAACGAACAAAGTTTTTTGGTCTGGTATGATTATCGGTTTTGCTTTGGGAGCTATGCATAGCTGGTTCGGTCTGTAAGCTCAAAATAACTTTGCTCATATTTAGCTTGTGCGCCGAGAAAGAACTGTTGCAAAAAGAAATAGTAAGGCGACGGTCTAAAACGGCGCACGTGGCTAATATGGCTGTAAAAATAGGAAAATAATATACATGGAGTGAAAATCGTGTATGAAAAAATATATAATCATCGGTATTGGATTATTGTGGTTGTTATTATTGCTTGTATCGCTGCCTGCTGTATGTTCTGCGGAGGAACTTCCGGAGACGATAACGATGTCTCGGGAACAGTTCAACGAATTGCAGACGATAATAAACAGACAGGAGAATCTATTGACCGAGCTGTCGAACATGTCGGCAGTGCAGGAGATGAACTCAAGCGAGCTGAAGAAGCTAATCGAAGAGCAGCGTTTATCCTATCAGAAAATCAAAAGCGAGCTAACGAGTGCGCAGGAATCATTATTGAACTCCAAAAAAAC